GATCAGTTGTCCATTGGGTCCAAATTACCACATATTCGCCACTTTTTAACCCGCTGATTGGGCTTTGCTTTTTGTAAACAGAGTTTTTTCTTAAAATAGCATTTCTTGCTTCTTGAATAGATGGTTGAATTTTATTCCAATCTAAATCTTCAGAAATATTTTGCCATTCATTGTAAATACTGCTTGATCCATCCGAGCGATAAAAATCAAACATAAAATTCTTATAATGTTCAAAATAACCAAAGTCAAAAGACATAATAAATACACCCTTAGATTGAGCTAACTTGATTAATTCAAGCCATTTTTTAGTTAAATGAAGCAATCCGTGTTCATTTCGGTGCATGATTATTTGATAATCAAAATTTTCGCCCGAAACATCACTGATTAAATCGTCAAGGTTTTTTGATGGATGCTGAGTCAAGATTAAATTGGGGTGAAATTTAGCCTGCTCAAGCATCACGTCAATTTTCCCTTGATAAGGCTCTTGAACTGCATTCCAGATGAGACATTTTAACATAATGATATTAACTATTTTTTATGTTGATACCTGCAAATACGCTATTTGTCCTAACAGGAGCAGAATAACTAAGAACAGTAATTCCAGTAGAGTAAGTCGGCCCGATAGGATTAGGAATGCTCGAATCATTTCTTGCAGACACTCTTAAATTAAATCTGCCAGCTTGAGTTTGGTCAGTGAAAGCGGCAGACAAACCCGTTGTTCGTCCCGTGATTGAGCTAAATCTTGGAGTCACAAGCTCATAATCATAATGCGTTGCCCCATTAACTCCAGACCATGCTCCAGAAATATCAATAGAGTCGTTCTGTTGGTCGTAATTTCCAGTACTCAGAGAGTAAACAACGGGATAACTAAGCTGGTAAATATTATTCTGAGAAATCGTTGCTGGTCCTTGAGTGGGAACCGAAACATTAGGATAGTTGTTGTAAAAATCCACCAAACTTTGGCCGCTTTCAATTTGTCCAAATTTTCCAGTATCGAATTTAATCGCCGCCACTTCAAATTCCAAAGGAGAATTTTCTCGCACGGTTGACAGCTTGTAGATTTCCTGCTTTAAACCAGAAAGAGTGATAGAATAAATGCCTCCGACTTTTGCTTTGTCAAGCAATTGAATATTTTCACCCGTTTGATTCAAATAAAGGTTGCAGCCATAATCAAGATTCTGATAACCAGAAGTCTTAAATGTCGCTATTTGAGGAACGTCATTCGAGTACAACTGATTCATTGATAGCTTAGAAGGGCTAACAGCTAAATCGTAATAGTCAGCATAAGTTTTTTGCCCCGTAGGAATAAACAAGCTTACCTCGCTTAAGAAATCTCCACTATTGAATCCCTCGTCTAGCCTCAGAACTTTATTGGTATAATCAATAGAAAGAACGCGCCCAATATTTTTTTGCAGCGATTTCAAATCATCCTCGATTGAGAGCAAATCACCTGGACGCAAGGACTGAATTTCTGGACCGCATGAAAATGAGATGGCTTGATTTTCGTTAATCGTAGAGTAAATAATATGCTTGCCGATACGATTAGCGTGAGCACGAGAGGTAACTCCAAACGTGTCAATTTCGCTTCTTAAAACGCCCCTTTTCTTAATATCTTCAGGGTCTTCAATATACTCCGTCTTCACTTTAAAACCGTCATCTCGATCAAAGTAGCTTACTTCCAACGTATTATATTGTTGGTCGCGGCGAGAATTCGTGTAGTTAAAAGTTCCGTCACGAACGTTTTGATTGTTGAAAAATCCTTTAGGCAACTTTACCCTGTCGTCGGTGAAATCAATATAAGAGTTGGAATAAAAAATATTCCCGCGAAAAGTTGAAACCAAATTTTTAATCGCGTCAAAAACATTAACTTTATCGGCAATAATAATATTACAAGAATATCTTGATTCAAGACCTCCTGTTGCGCTTGGAACCCCAGTAAAATATCCATTATCGTCAACGGCATCACAGAAACGGCCAATTTTATATAGTTCCCATATGTTGATTTGATCGGCAGTTACATAATTTCCCATACCGTATCTAGTGTTCGTGAGTAAGTCAAAAAGAATCCATGCTGGATTGTCTGACCACGCCTCCTTAAAAGTGCCGTCCCAATCTCCGTCGTAAATTAGTTTATCACTATCAGGGGCAGAACTAAAGTCGGATTTTGTTTTATATAGTCTTTTGTCTAAACCGTTTGGCTTTAATGGAAAATAATTACTCGGCACCAAAATCCTTTTTAACCGCACATCATAAGAGCGAGGAGGAAGAGAAGATAATGTTCTAGAGTCTAATTTTACCCCAACAATTGCCGTATTTGGATAAGAAAACTTAGCGTCAATAATTTCAGTAATTTTCTCAACAGAAATTTCGCGCCGAATTAAAACCGAATAGGTTTCAAAAGTTGTTCGTGTGATCTTTACATAGCGCTGGAATCCTTCTGCTGGGTCTGGCAACGTCAATGGAGAAGCAATGTTTTCCGTGCCCTGAATAAAGCGAGAATACGTTGGAACATTTGTGCTATTTTCAGTGCGGCCAATATCAATTAATGCAGGAGATTCAACCAAACCAATGACTTGATAAATTACTGATTTTGTAGCTGGCAAATCGACGCCATTTTGATCTTGCAAGCCTATTTCAATTTTAAACCTAATAGCCGAAGGGATTTTAGAGCCAGCGTCAACAGATTCATTCGTTCCAGGGAGGGTTTTTGTTGTCTCCGCCGTATCTGACAACGCTCGAATTCCCATGGTTACAGAGACCGCAGAAACGTTTGGGTTGCGAATAATATGCGTAACAGCGTTCGGTTCTTCATCAAACTGCGAAGATGAAGAGATACTCCAATTTGAATATGATTTTGATGCGCGAGTATCCTGACTCCCTTCAATGTTGGATGTAAGGATAACTGCCATCGCCGTATATTTTTGCGTTGAAAGCGGAGAAATTGCAATAGAGGTCACTCTATTAGAAACGCTGCTCCTTTGCAGGATAAATCGAAAAGCATTAACCGTTCTGGAGAATGTTTCTAAATTTTTTTCTATTACTACTGTAATATAACCTGTTTTACCTTGGTAAAATGTAATAGTAGAGACAAATCCAGTCTCGCTAGAGGTAATGTTTTTCTTACGCACTCTTCCGATAGACGATATATCTTTTAAAGACGATCCGTAAAGAGCACCGTCTTTCAAGAGCCTTCCTTCTAAATTCCATAAAGTTTCTAATTCAGCCCTATCTTCAATTGGTATAAGCTCTTCGGATTGAGACGTAGAAGCATCCGTTGACGTTTCGGACAAGGGGAAAACTACGCCGTCAACATTTGCCGATTTACCAAAATTTACAACCTTTAGAGACTCTCCTTGATTTGAAAATGGGCCAAGCAATTTAATGCTGTATTGCTTGTCCAAATACGTTTTGTCGAAAAAGCCTAATGGCTGCTGAAGTTCTTCGCCGTTTCTAATTTCGGCCAATATATTAGAGTAGTTATATTTTTCCTCGCTAAAATCTATAATATGGAAATTTTTTACATCCCCTCTCAAAGCCAAAATCGTTTCTTTTGTCGGAAAACCGTTTTCATGAACGCCGAACAAATATATGTATCCGCCAACTCCTAGCGCATCAGTATTATAGAGGTAGCTAGTATCAACATAACTTAACGGGCGCAAAGTTCTTGTTTTCCCAATTTCCGATATTTCGATTTTTTGAAAAACCTTGTTGCAAATGTCATCTTCCAAAAAAAAGTTAGTGTTTTTTCCAATTGGAATGTCTGTAATAGCCTGAATAGGCTCGGACTCGTCATAAACATTGCCGAGATTAATTTTAACGCAGAAAAATGGATATTCAAAAGACGAAGGATAGTCTTTGAGTAGTTGATTTTCAATAGAGGATGCTGTGGAAAAAGATTCGTAACGGAGAAGTTTTTTCTTGGCCGACGAAGTTACTTCCTCTAGCAAAAGAGGGTCATTAGAAATTTTCTTAAGAAGGTTAAAACCTTTGAGAATAGCCTTGGATATGTCTTTTTTTGCGTAAATTATTTCGGCGCTCATCCCTCCATTTGAAACCATGAACGACTGATAAGGGTTGCTTACAGGGCCAGAGGGATTGTACGATCTATCCGCTAACGTTAATTTATCAAGGGAAAAATCTTGAAATGACCCGTCCTTGATCCAAGGTTCTGTAATTTGAGACAGGATAGAGGAAAGAGAGATTGTTGATCTTGGAATAGACGAGTCTAGAGGGTTAATTGATTTTTTAATTGGCACGTCGTCAATATAGATGCCCTCAAATATTCTATGACCGTCTAAGTATTGGCCGTTTTGATTAACCACTCCCTCAATTGGTCCTTCGCTTAAAGCATCCACTGATTCCGAATAACTGTACGATGACAAGCTTGAAAGAGCACCTAGTTTTGGAGGGTTTAAGGTTGGCGGCTGAGGTGGATCGCCTTTATCGCCGCCACCAGCGCCGCCAACTTTAGAGAAGTTCTTTGTTAAAAAATGGTTCATAGATTTGTTTGTTCGGCGCTCTGGCTGTCGATTACGGCCATCTGCGATAAGCCCCGCTTTGTAGCAAGTTCGGTAAATTCAGAATAAATAGGCAGCGAGTTTCGTTCATCGAACTTTGCAGGAAAACTCTTAATAGTGGACTGAATCACCGCCGAACCAATTCTTAGTCTTCCATATCCAATCGGCACAGGATTGCCTTGCTCCGTCAAGTTTTCGCCATTACTAAAAAGAAAAGACTTATTAAGGGCATTAGCAGTTGCAGACGCAGAACCAACGTCTGTTTTTTGATCTTTTTGCATCAAATTAGAAATACCATAAGAAACAGCGGCCATTCCAACCCCAATAAGGACAGCGGACAAGATTGCGTAACCAGTAGGGAGAGCATAGCCAGCAACCACGAGTACGATACCAATGACAGCAGCCGTTCCAGCACCGCCAGCGATAGACGGCATAATATGCAATTCTTTTGCAGACGTTTCAAGGCTTAAATCCGTCGATGTTCTCCCATCAACAATCACAGAATAATGTGCTCCTTTTTTAGACAACTCTAGAATCCTATTCAGGAATCCATTTTTATTAGCGTCAATAGCCAAAACACAATCACGAGGACGACCCAGCGAAAATTTAAATTTGCGCCCGAATTCTTTTCCTAGTAATCCATGTAAATAAACTGTCGTCATAATGCCTCGCGAACCTTGGAAAGATTTACACTGCCGACTTCGCAATGGGGAGGCTCATAAAGGCCGAACTTGTCTTCGCACACCGAATAAACAACAAATGGCAAACAACAATTATCCGCCGTCACAATGTCAAACTCCGAAAACTGTGAATCGCCATAAATATGAGAATGAAACACGGCCAAAAACTCATGACCGCTCTTGAACTGGAGAAGCTCCAAAGGATCAACGGCGAAGAAATTTTGAGGATCGGGCGCTCTGTTTTTGACTATTTTGGCAACTGGTTTTCCGTCTTTTAAACCCAACAATCCCACGATTTCTCTATTCGGGCAAGCAATGCTTTCTTTTTTAAAAAAATCTAGGCAGGATTTTATATTCATGATTTTGCGTATTTGTCGGTAGCTGGGAACCCCATAAACGGAAGGTATTTTTCGCTCTCCTGAAGGCCATAAGACAACGGATTAGCTACTGTGACGTTGCCAGTATAAGAAATACCCGTTGATAAAAAGTGCCTCTGACAAGCTCCAATGGTTTTTTGGCAAGCATCTTTACTCCAGACCAAAGGATTGATAGACGGCTGGTTTAATTCATTACTAACGTGGTCAAAATTAGCCACAAAGTAAGTCTTATAAGGGTCTTTGTTTGTGGGAATATAGGAAACTGTTCCAGAATAGTAGTTGACACCGTATCTCCACTCCAGTTCTGTGGACTGAAAATTAAAAACTCCAGACGGGGCAACTGGGAAAGCCGCGCCATCATCTTTTTCTACTGGTGGACCCCAATAATTACATCCACATCCACGGTATTGAGCGTGACAATATCTCGGGGAAATTGTTCTGGCTGGAATGGTAAAATCAGAAACGTCATAAGGGGCCGTACATTCAAACTCAACGATTTGCCGATTTTCGCCCAACTTTTGAGAAACGACAAAAGAATCCACCATTTCTTGTGTCGGATCGGGCGCTCCATAAGGATTTTCGCCGCCATCAAAATTTCTATCGTCAATAAACCTAATTTGTGTCCTAACGCGGGAGATTTTAGCGTCCTTTAAGTCGTTCTTTTTGCGAAGAATTTT